AGAGCAGTTGCAAACGTTAATATTCTTGAAGGTATTCGCTTTTACGTCAGTTTCGCTTGCAGTTTTGCATTTGGCGAACTCAAACTTATGGAGGGAAGTGCAAAAATCATCTCACTAATTGCCAGAGATGAGAATCAGCACCTTGTCATCACTCAAAATATTCTTAACAAATGGAAAGAAGGTGATGACCCAGAAATGGCACGTATTGCTAAAGAAGAAGAACAGTGGGTCTATAATACTTTTGAGAATGCTGTCAATCAAGAAAAACTTTGGGCAGAGTATTTGTTCAAAGATGGATCTATGATTGGTTTAAATGACAAGCTGTTGCAGCAGTATGTTGAGTGGATTGCGAATCGTAGAATGAAGGCAATTGGACTTCGCCCACTTTATGATATTCCCGCTAAGAATAATCCTCTTCCATGGACTGAGCACTGGATTTCCTCCAAGGGTCTCCAAGTGGCACCTCAACAAACTCAAGTACAGTCATATATTGTTGGTGGAATCAAGCAGGATGTTACTAAAGATACTTTCTCAGGATTCCAGTTGTGATTGACTTTAAGACTGAAATATAGTATTATATAAATAATATTAGAGTTCGGTCTTAAAATGAATACCTATATTCTTTATTATTATTTGAGGGAGGACTTTTGTTCTCCCTTTTATGTTGGTTATGGAAAACCAAGAAGATTACACGCAAAACATCTTAGAAGTAACGGAGCGAACTTACTTCCACCAAAAGAAAGAAGGTGGATTGTAAAATCTGGGTTATCAAAAGAGGAAGCAATAGAACTTGAGATCAAACATATAGCACTCTGGAAAAGAAAATGTGATGGTGGAGTTTTATTAAATCAAAATCTTGGTGGTGAAGGAAAACCAGGAGGACAAAGAACAAGGGGGTTTAGTGGTAGAAAGCACACCGAAGAAGCAAAGAAAAAAATAAGTGAAAAGGTAGCAGGAAAAAATAATCCAAGTTATGGTGTTCCTTGCAGTGAAGAACGAAAAAGAAAAATAAGTGAAAAAGCAAAAGAAAGATTTGCTGAAGGTTTTAAATCTGCATCATCAGTAACTTATCTTATAACAAGTCCTTCTGGAGAAAAAACTGAGGTGTTTGGAGAACTTAAAAAGTTTTGTAGCCAAAATAAAATATCATACGCAACTATGCACGCAGCAATTTTTTATGATAGAAAAGGACCAAGAAAGAATGGATGGAGTATTGAGAAAGTTTAGAATATCACTACCAGAAGATGAGTGCGTGGTAAAACTTAAGGAGTATTGTAAGTTCTCTAATACTTTGTTAAAAGTTCCTGTAGTATCTAAACCATTATGTGCTGACGCAAACTGCCACAATAATGTAAATCATTATGTGAATACTTATGGTGGAGAAAAAATAAGTGGATATTATCTAATCACGGATGTTGACGATAAAACTTATGGGTGTGCAATATATCATAGTATTTGGAAAAATACTTATGGAAATTTGATAGATATAACACCTTTTGAAGATAAAAGAAAATATAATATGTTTTCCGTCTTTAATAATACAGAATATTACTCTGGTGTTGTCTATGATGGAAACACTTATAAAATATTAGAACCAGGTTGTAATATAATCTAATGTTACCAAAGATACTTTCTCAGGATTCCAACTATGATGAATGGTGTGAGCAAGAAATTTTAAATGCATATAAAGATGCTGCAGAGTATGATCAATTTATGTTTGGTGATTTTGATTATACTGAAGTATGGTTAAATGATAAAAATAATGATGTTTCTTGAGGGTCTTTGTACCCTCTTTTTTTATAAATATCTAAAAATGTAGAAATAAATGAAGACTTTTCAACAATTTTGTGAAAATGCTTATCAATTGAATGAATTTAATGTTAAATCAGTTCCAGGAAAAATTGGTAGATCTGCAGGTGCTGAGATTGCTGGAGAGGTTATTAAAAAAGCAAGTGGAAATAATTCAATTGTAAGAAAAGTAGTTGATGTTGCAACTTCTGGAGTTGGTCTTGGTCGTCTACTAGGACCAGCAGCTGCTGGATATACATTAGGAAAAGAAGTTTTAGCACCTGCAGCAGTTAAGATTGCTCAGCAAAGAAGACAAGCGCAACAACAAAGATTATATCAGTTAGTTCCATCTGGAGGACCTGGCGTTTCAGGAAAACCCGCTCAAATCAGACCTTTAAACAGGTGAAATTTTTTTGAAAGTATGCTAGTATAGTGCGGGATACCATACGTTATTTTATTATGAAAACTTTTGTTAAAAAAACTAATTCTTTTTTGAGTAAAGAGATGCGTGAACTTCGTTCAGATATTATTTACATTTGTGATGATATTATCAGATTATTCAAAAAAGTACTGACTGAACGTTATTTTATTCTTGGACTGGTAATTGGACTTGTTTTGCATTTTGTTTTTTAGTTGCTTTTTATTATAAATATTTTTAAGAAAAAATTTTATAAAAATAAAAATGGATAATTTATCGCTAAAACAAATACAGCAAATTGAATCTTTGTATGAAAACATTTATCAAGAGAAACAAGAAACTGCAGAAACTACAGAAACTATAACAGAGGAAGATTTTTGTGACATTTTATCAATTGAAATTTGCAATGCTCTGATTGAAGCAGGGTTGTTAGAAGGTGAAATTATAACTGAAACTACTATTAAAGAAGGAAAATTGGCAGCTGCCTGGAATGTAATTAAAGGAATAGTTAAACCTGTTGTTAAACAAGTAACAGGATTTGGAACAAAACCAACAACAGCATTGGGAGCAAAAGTAAGGCAAGGGCAAAAGCTAGCGACAGCTGCTGTTACAGGTGCTTCAATAGTTAAACCTGAAGTTCCACAAAGAATTCTTAATACTGCTACTGGAACAGTTACCGGAGCAGTTAAAGGTGGTTATGAAGGTGCTACACGACCAACTGGTGGTGGACCTATAACTGCCGCTGATCGAGCAATTCGAGCTGCTAAAGGTGAAGCAGTTCCTGCTGCTTCAGATAAAAAACCCAATTTAGATTTAACTCCACAAGGAACTATTAGAATAAGAAGATAATGGAAATAATTTACGAAAAGGCAGTTTTTGCTCCTAAAGGTGGAAAACCGGGATATATTGTAAATGGTAAATGGTATCCAGTTGATTCGAAAGATTTAGGATCTGAGGGTCTTAAGACTGAGATTGAAAGATATGGAAGAATGAGAGGAACGGAACAAATCAAAAAAGATATTTCCTCCTTAAAACCAAAACCAGCACCTGGGAGATCTAATTCTGGATCTCAAGCTCCAAGAGCACAATCTTCCACACCTACCAGTCCAGCTGCTCCAGCAGCACCATCTGCCCGTCCAGCTGCTCCAGCAGTACCATCTGCCCGTCCAGCTGCTCCAGCACCAGCTGCTCGACCATCTGCTGCTCGCCCAACACCTACTCGTTCAGTATCTATGCAAACGGGAGATAGAACAAAAGATTTAACAACCTGGGCTTTAGCAAATAAGGCAATGATCGACAAGGTTGGAACAAAATCTCAGAGAGAAATTCTTAGGGCAGCTCAGTCTGGTGGATCTGCACCTATGCCAGCACCAAGACCACTTATTACAAAGGAGGAAAAGATGGATGCATTCGACTTAGTACTAGAATACCTAACCTCAGCGGGGCATGTAGAGACCTTAGACGAAGCTCTTTATGTGATGATGGAAATGGATGATGAAACTATTAAAAGTATTGTTGAAGGTTCTGGCATAGTAACTGGTGCTGCTAACGCTATTAACACTGTTTTAAAACCTGCCAATCAAACTCCAGAGCAGGAAAAAAAAGCGGTCGGTAGTATTGCCAAAGGTCTAAATGTAGTTGCTAAACCAGTTAAAGATTTTTTAAGTGTTGGTCCTGAAAAGAATCAACAAATGATTAATAAAAGAAGACCATAAAACTTAAGTATTCTAACATAACTCAAAGCACCTCTTGACGAGGTGCTTTTTTATTGCTAGACTAGGTTTGTCTCCGTTGAAGATAAATAATAGCTCATAAGATTACTTTATATGAGCTATGAGAACCCTTGGAAATATAATGGAGAAGTTTTTGAGTCTTCTCATATTCAAGATTATTTTGGTTTTGTATATCTCATTTCTTGCTCTACAACGAATCGGAAATATTTGGGAAGGAAGTACTTTTGGCAATTCAGAACCCCAAAAGGAAAGAAGAGAAAAGTAAAGTCAGAATCTGATTGGAAAAATTATTATGGTTCTTGCCCTGAACTAAAGGAAGATGTAATTAAATATGGCAAAGAGTTCTTCGGTAGAGACATTATAAGTCTTCATAAGACCAAAGGTAAATGTAACTTTGAGGAAACAAGACAACTTTTTCTAAATAATGTACTGACTGAATCACTTGACTCTGGAGTTCCAGCGTACTACAATAGCAATATTCTCTCTAGATATTTTCGAAAAGATTATTATGATGACGCTACTGGAACAGACTCTTAGAAATTCTCACGATTGGGCAATTGACCGCATACATACCTTGTGTGAAAATAAGAGTATTGAGGACGCTCATGCAATTCAGGCAGAGTTTAATGAATGGATGGATCCCGATATTCCCGAACATGATGTTTTTTCACTTGAATACTTAGGAGACGAAAAAGATGCAGATTGATCTTCATAATTTTTTTCAATATTATGATGAAAAAAATCCAAATCATGTTGCAGCAGTAGAGCAACTTGAAAAGGATTTACTTGCTAAAGCACCTGAGTTAATGGATGACTCTAGTGTTTGGGTTAGTATTTTTAGAACTAAACAAGCACCTCCTGAACAACCAGGAATTCTAAACGTTCCTTATTTTCCTCAGGTAGATAACTATACTCAACCAGATAGAACTTGTAATTCTTCTTCCTGTGCAATGTGCCTTGAGTACTTTAAACCGGGCACACTTCCAGGAGAAAAGGGCGATGATGCCTACCTTAAAAAAGTTCTCGCAACTGGGGACACGACTGATCATTCAGTTCAAACCAGTGTTCTTGCTTCTTATGGACTTAAGTCTGAGTTTAGGTATAATCTTGGGTTTTCTGATCTTGATCGTGAGCTTGCTGCTGGGAGACCCGTTGTTATCGGTATTCTTCACCGTGGCACTTTATCTGCTCCTACTGGTGGGCACATGTGTGTAGTGGTCGGTAAGAAAGGAAGTGACTACGTTGTAAATGATCCATATGGTTCTCTAAATGATGGATATACGGGTGCAGTAACAAATGGTAAAGGTGCAGTTTATAAGAGATCAGATCTTCAATATCGTTGGTTAGAAAGTACAAAGGATAAGACTGGTTGGGGTCGAATTTTCCACGCAAAAAAGTAGAAACGACATCACAAATTCCTCAAAGTGGTGTCTTTTTAATTAAAGAATTTGAAGACTTTAGTTCTACCGCATACTATGATCCTCTAACTGGAAATCTTCCTATAACAATTGGATGGGGAAGTACTAAAAACTTTGATGGGAAACCATTTAATATTAAGGATAAGATAGATATTCAAAGTGCAAACCTCTTATTAGAACAACAACTTAAAACTGAATTTCTTCCTGCACTACAAAAAATTCCTTATTGGGGAGAGATGAATGAAAATCAACAAGGCGCAATTCTTAGCTTTGCTTATAATCTTGGCGCTCATTTTTACGGAAGCCCTGACTTTAATACGATAACAGGGGTTCTAAAAAATAAGGAATGGTCTAAAGTACCTGAAGCATTAAAACTCTATCGTAATCCTGGGACTAATGTAGAACTGGGATTAATGAGAAGGAGAATTTCTGAAGGAAAACTTTGGCAAAATAAATAGATTTATATGGGTAAAATTATGGAAGAGCAATTAGCATTACAAGGTGAAGAAACACTCAAGACGAGTCAGCAATCTCAGGATCAAATACCACATGATCCTAATGCTGCTACTCGTTTTCCTGGTGGATACACGCCAGTAGGTGAGGGTATAGATAATACTCCAATAGAAACTGCTCCATCAAGTAACGTTGGTGAAGTTGAAGTTACTGCAGGAATTGATTTTTCTAATCCAGCATTGGAATCTTATGGATCTTCTGGAGATAATGTGATCTTAAGAAACATTACCCCAGCAGAAGCATTTAAATCTTATGGAATAGACATCACTCCAGTTGAAAAAAATGACATCTCTTTTGATCCTAATACTATATCTTTTGGGAGTGGGGATATTGTTGACGATAGCGTTATTGTTGATGATTTACCAGAACAAGAACCGCCTGCAGACCCCCCCGTTCCACCAGTTGATCCTCCCGAAGACCCCGAAGACCCTGAAGATCCAGAGGATCCCGAAGACCCTGAAGATCCCGAAGACCCTGAAGATCCCGAAGACCCTGAAGACCCTGAAGACCCTGAAGACCCTGAAGATCCAGAGGATCCCGAAGACCCTGAAGATCCCGAAGACCCTGAAGATCCAGAGGATCCCGAAGACCCTGAAGATCCCGAAGATCCTGGCAAAGGAAATCCTGGTAATGATAAGGAAGTTGGTAATTCACCTTGGGACGGAGAAACTGGAGCATCTGACAATGCTGGTAAAGGAAATCATCAAGATGGACAAGATCCAGAAACTAATCAACCGCCAGGAGATTCAAAGAACGATGGAGGACAGGGTAACAATCCTCAAAATGATAATGATAATGGAGGAGGTGGAGGAAAACCTGAAAAGGGAGGAAATAATGGATTCGGAAACGGAGACCAAGATGCTCCAGGTAATTCGCTCGACCATAATAATGCTGAAAATGATCAAGATTCAATTGGATCTTATGTTGATAGATTCGTGAGCGAAAATCCAGGAGCTCACTGGCATGAAGACATTCCATCTTTTGATGATAATGTAAATTTTGATGATCCCCAGATTTCTTCACTTGTTATTGATTTTCAGGTTCCTGATTATCCTGATGATTTTGGTGCTGTTGACTTTTACGAATAAGGTTCGGCAATACCTTCATTCATCATCCAATCATTAATTGTGGTTGAATCACCTACAAGATAAAGAGTGCCAAGTATTCTTCCATACTTGTCCTCTTTGTAGGTCTCAATGATCCACTCACCTTCACGGGAGAGTTGTTCTTCTAACCATACCTTTGCTGCTAAACCTCTTGTTTTCTCTTCTAAATCTTTAGTTCTAGTTTCGGGAGCATTAATATCTTTGAGACGAACTCTATGGGAGATTGTAATATCAAAACCTAAATCAATATCTAGATCAACAGTGTCACCATCTATGACTCTATTGATCTTTTTTATTTTGTACTGATACATTTTTCTTACCTCTTTTCCAGGTTCTACGAATTGCCGAACGAACTTCCGGCGGTTGTTGTTTTATTTTGATGTTCCTATTTTCATTAAAAAAACCATCATTAGACAGTAATCTAATGAGGATGAGTATCGGAAGAATCTTTTTCTTCATTATCCCAGATAAGAATTTTGTAGATACACCAAATAACTCCTATGAGACCAACACCCAACAATATATTTACACTCCAAACAACTTCACTCATAACCTTCCTTCTGTTTTATGTATCCAAGTCTTAAGTTCGTGTAGATAGTTTCTCAACATATCCGCTTTTTCTAAATGCCAAATATCACCACTCTTGAAGTACTCTTGAGTGTGATTATCTATTGCCTTTAGAATATTATGTATAGGCGCGTTCCAAGGTTCTCTATGAGGAGTATTGAATTCCCTTGGCATACATCCTCACTTTTTCTTACCACCATTTTTTGCTTTTTTAGCAGTCGCATTACCAGAATTTTGTTTGGACTGCTTTCCACCAGCAGAACCTTTTTTACCCTTGTTTGCGGATTTTGCCATTTGTCTCAAGGCATAACATAATATTTATCTTGAGACACTTTCCAAACTGGAACACTTGACAAATCCTAAATATTAACTTATTATGAAAAAATCTCCGTTATGAGCGGAGTATTCGTTATGAGTCTGTGACCGTGACACTTAGAGCCGTGGAAAGTGCCCTTTGAGAAAAGGGTGTACCCCCTTTCTATACGGATGCCGAATTCAATTAAAATTAATGCTTAAAAACCTAACAAATGTGACCGGTAAAACGATTAGTTTGTAAAGGATGCAATACTAATGAATCACGAACTCTGGAATTCCTCCAGAAGCGTGGTATTACTGACAAAAACGCCCTAGCTACCATTATGGGCAATATCCGACAAGAGTCTACCTTCGTTCCTAATATTTGCGAAGGTGGTGCTAGAACTTCCTATCCTAACTGTGGTGGGGGATATGGTCTTATCCAATGGACCAATGCTCCTCGTTTCTATGGACTTGGAAGACATTCTGCTCGTATTGGTGCTAATCCTTCTTCACTGGATGCACAACTTGACTACATGTTGCATGAAGGTGATTGGAAGATGATTGAACCTTATATGAAGACTCCAGGTGGGTCTATTACTCATTACATGCGTCTTGCAAGTAAGTGGATTCGTTGGGGTCATCATGGAGCAAGAACTGACTTTGCTTATGGTTATGCAAATCGTCTTGTTCTAACTGAAGTTTGATGACTTAAATAAATATATGGGGAGAACCGATGTTCTCCCTTTTTTTAATTTTTCTAAATAAAACGGATTACTATTAAAGAATATGACTGAACAACAACAACATCTTGCACAACTTTTGCAACAAAGAAATGAATTGGAAGAATCAATTTCCAAGAATAGGGAAATTTTTTGGAAAGTTCAAGGAGCAATCGAATATCTTGCTCAAACTGGAGTAACTCTTCCAGAAGTAGATACTGAGGAAGAGACTGTAGAAGAGCAAGTAGGAGAATAAATATTGGGGAGTTCTATACTCCCTTTTTTAATGTCAATAGAAAATCTTCCAGAAGAACCAGAAGAAATTATTGATATTGCCGCAAAGGCAGGATATTTAAAAGTAGAAACTGATATTGGTGATATTAAACTAAATTCTCATAATCAAATTGAAGTTCAACCCAAAGGAACTCCATTCGGTGCAAAGGTCAAGGTGGAAGAGAACGGAAACATCACACCGACACTCACCTTTGATACCAAAAAGATGAAAGAACCAAAAAAGAAAATAGATGCCAAACAAATGGTAGATGATGCTCTAGAGGATTTTTTAGATGAGCAAGTTTAATATCTTTGAGTTTAAGTACGGAAAGGAAAAGAAACCTCTAAAAGAATGGATTAAGATTGGTGCGATTGTTCATTTCTCATTGGATATAATTTCACTCATTCCTGGAGTTCAAAAGAAAAAAGTTTTTAATTTACTAGATGAAGTTCAACTCTCTGTGGGTATTGATGTTTTGAATGATTATATAATTCAAGATCCTGAACTCATAACTTATAGAATTGAGAGAGTCCTGGATAAATCAATTAAGGAATACGAGAAGAATAATGTTTAGACTCTTTGAGGTTAGGGATGGGAAATTTACTACTCTTCCTGATGTAAGTTCCAAAAAAATAAAGTCAGTTATTTTTAGTTCTATTATCGTATTGATTATAGTTGCTTTATCTGGATGGTTAAAGATCAGTGAAAAAGATCTTTGGAAAATTTATACCCTAATTCTTCAGCAGTTTGGTTTAAGTCATGAACTTCCAAGAACTGAGAGTGAAAAGGAACTAGATGCCAGAATTGAACTAGAAGTTGATAGGGCAATTCGTGATGTAATTCCTGAGTATGATCGGATTATTTCCGATTATGATAAAAAATATAAACCAATTTACATCGATGAAGTGAATGATGAGACTCTATGTTATACCGATGAATGTAAGGCACTTGCCCCACCAATGAGAATATGTGCTCCCTGGGCACCTGATTGCACTAAAAACTAGCTATATAAACATATCCTATTTTATTTTGGAGATTATTATGTCTGTATCACAAGAACTACTGAATGCTGTTGAATCTTGGAAAGTAGA